ACCGTCCTCGTCTATGCCGCCAACCAAACAGATTCCCAAAGAATTATGATTAAAGCTTTTTACGTGTGCCCCAATCTCCTGTAATGCACGACCTGTCTCGATTATACCGTTACGTCTGATTATCCAATTGTAACCGCAGCCGAGCCAGCCACGCCTTTTGTGCCATTGGTCAATTTCAATGAAGCCAATGTCCATCGAGGGTTTAGTTTGAGCGCAGTGAATTACTATATAATCTGTACGTTCTCTCGTTTTCACTTTAGTTTTTCCTCCAACCAAGCATCAGGTACTTTGCCCTCGCAGTATTTGAAGTTGTACTTCTCACACCACTGGGCATTGGTAAAACGCTTGGACTGAACTTTTGTGTTTATATTTTGGAAAAGAAATCTAAATTCTTTTTCAGGATACTGAGCTTTTAGGAGTCGCATCTTGCGACAGTCTTCGTCCCTAAACCAACCTTTTGCCTCAATGTACAAACCATTTGGAAGTTGGAAATCAGGGAGGTACTTACGTTCAACAACATACGGTATTCGCTCATGTTCGTATTGAAAGTCGATACCTCTCTGGGTCAGATCGAAAGCTACGTTACGCTCAAGACCGCTTCGGTACTTGACCTCTTTAGAAGTCTTCGTCTTCTTCGGTGCTGTCACCTGAACTTTCTTTTTCGTCATTGATGATTTCTGGCGTAGGCTCAAAAGTGTATCCTTCTTCCTCTCCGAATGGGTTTGCAGAACCGTACTCGACTAGATCAATTAGCTGTGTAGATTTCAATCGTAAAGAGACAGATGCTTGCTTAGTTGATTGCATCATGTACGAAATTGGTTCAAAGGTGACTTTCATAGTCGAGCCATTGCCGATACGTACTTCTTCTGTGATTGGTGTAGCCTTAGAATCGAACACTGCCACTTTGTTAGTGTAAGTAGCTCCATCTTTAGCAGTGATAAGAGCTTTAGTTTTGAAGTTAAACTCAATCTCGCCTGTCTCGTTACCTTCATCATCTAGTACGCGTTCATAAGGTGTGCGCTTGGTTAACTTGTCCTTAAGCTTTGGGTTGTCCTTAATAGACTTAGCGTAGATTGCGTCTGTTAACGCATCTAACTCATTGCAAGTATCTTCTGCTAAGTCCTCACGGACTACGAGCTTCATGCTATAAACGCCCTCAGAGTTATATTTAGTATCAGGTACAAAAACCTTAACCCAGTTTGCGCTACCCTTCGGTGTTGTTAATGTTCTATTAGCCATGTGTTATTTACCGTTGTATTTACGTTCAAGTTCAGACAAATCTATGCCTTGCTGCATTAGCTTGGCAAAGAGGTCTAGTGGTACTGGTTCATCATTTTTAATTAATTCAATCGCTTGGTTTACGTCATTCATTGTTCCTCTCCACATATGGGTTTGGTTACGATGTGTATAACGGGATACTTGTGGGCTTTCATCACATACGTTGCAAGTCAAGCCCTTTAAGAAAAGAAATACTTAGAAGTAAGAACTCCCTTTAGCGATAACTGTCCTTGCTTGGGAGGTAGGGCCACTTTAGGTACGACTTTAAGCATGGCTTCACGAAACTGCGAAAGCACATCATTATCTTCATACATTTTTACAAACACTTCTCTCAATGTTTTATCGAGTAGTGCCACATCCTTGACTGTAGTTCCAAATGAGTCATGTATCATCCAAAAGTCTGTTATGCCTTTTCCACCAGCCGAGCCGCCAGAAAAACTAGAGAGAATTGTGAGAATCATAAAGCTGGAATCTAATCCATGAATAAAATTTGGGCAGATGCCACTGGCTGCTCTTTTCTTATCCACCTTACTATAGTTTGGGGATGCCATGCGAGGTCGTACAACCTGACCATCAATATGCGTTTGTATGCGTAATGATTTCATTTCTGGATACGACTGAACAACTTTAAACCCGCTAGGTGTTTGCCACATGATTGGTATTTCAAGCTTCGACACTTCACGCGCTATTTTCTGCATCCAATCCATAGCAAGATCGGCACTTACAACACATTCGGATATACTTGACCATATGGTTTTAGCAAGATAAAACGTAGCTTTAATGAAAGCATCATCATCATTTATAAACGGATTTATAGCCTTACCTGAGTCAAACCTATGAACCAGTTCGTCACGAACCGAATCACGGCATGAGAAAAGAGTCGATGAATAAACCTTGGTCATAGTAGGTTTTTTACAAATTCCCCTGTCCACTTGACCCGACTCTAACCATTCCCTAGCCCACACAGATTCGTCTGTATCTTTTAAACATTCTTCAGCTAGTTTACGCTCAGTTATCTCAGCCACATCCCTATAAACATCTGAAGGACTGTCCGAAGGAATCACATTAGTTGCGCTTGCCCCTGCCACATCCCTTAACATTGAAGAGTAGTGTTGGAGGCCAGAGTTTGATGCGTCTAAATTTACACTTATATGGGATATAAAACCGTACCCTTCCCGTTTAAATTGAGAAATCTCAAAGCAAGCTGCAAGAAATCCCCAAGGGTCTGAGCAGTCTTTCCAAGAGCTATTAGATAGAGGGTCAGAATCTATAGCTAAGATTTCGTCCATCATTTCTTCGATTAAGCGTACCCTTTCATCTATTGTTTTTTTGTCATACCCAAAACAATTACCTGCATGATGGTACAACCACCGCAATTCGTCATACGTTTCTATGGGCTTTCCATTGGCTAAAACCATCTGAGCTTTTATGACAGAAGTACCCTGCGGTGACAGGAACTGGGCCACTGGATACACACGACCTCTGTAGTCAGTTTGATAGATGAAATATAGCTCAGAGAATTTAGCAAACCTTTCCGCAACTATTAAGCTTCGCTCAAAGGCTATCTTTTTACTGAGTGCAGAAGCATTGCGTTCATGTGCAACTTGCCTCTTTTTCTTATACTTAAAAAGTATCTTCTTCTGGCTTTCATCGAGCGTGTGGGTGGGTACATCAGGGTATGGTGACAGGGGCATAGGAGCCTCACTTCTTGCAGGTATACCGCCCCAAGATTCACCACCCTCCCAACACATACGTTGCAACTTAACTATTCGTTTATTTATACGAAAGGGAGTGTTCTGCATGATGTTTACTGCGTCTATAGTTTGCTGCAAAGCAGGGTCGCCCTCAAGTTCCTCAAGTAGCTGTCGGTTACGTGTTTTAATAAGTGGTAGCCTCTTCTTCCATACCTTACTGTGCATCACATCTGACATTACAGTCTTACGATTTTTTGGGGGAATAACAAAAGGCAAAGCTTCAGGCGTTAGGACTTCATTCAAAGTGTTAAGTTGACGTATCCAATCTAAAATCTCAGGTGTCGCAGATAGGTAATGCGTAACCCGCTTCCGTCCTGTGTGTACCTTATCTACATAGACCATACCCGTAGTCTGAATAATCAAATCTACTAGCTTTGCGCCAATATGATATAGCTCTGGCGTACTCCAAGTATTGTACGAAGTATTAGCTTTATCGGCTGCTTTCCTGAGTGTCATTTTTCTATGGATACGGGAAGCTTTCCGTTTAGCCATATAGTCCATTGTAGACTTGAACCATAACTTATTATGTAACTTGAACTCGTCACACAAATGCTGGTCGTGAATGTTCTGACCTATTTGTACACAAACATTGGTCATAGTTACGCGAGTTGTCAGCGAGTTTATAACAGTCTTTAGGGCAACATAGGAACAGACCTCAATGTCTAAGGTGCTAAGTATTTTTGCTGCTGTTGCATGTTTACCTGCCTCACCTGCAAGCGAAGAAAGTATGTACTTGTCTGCACCCTCGATTAACTTATCAATCGTCTGCTTCATCAATAAACTACCATGTTGAGTGTCGGCTTCTTGCCCTCGCTGTTGTGCCTCTATAACGTGTTTTCTGTAGCGTGAAACGCCTCGGTCTAACATTTCTTGTTCGTGAGCTATTTGAACATCTAATAATTCTGAGGGAGTCATAAAGATTTCCTGTGTTGATCTATTAAGGAGCAAGGCTTCGCCTCCTTCTGCTCCTAAGTATAGGTATGCAGGGGGGTGCGTCATAACGGGATACTTATGCACTTTCATCACATGCGTTGCAAGTCAAGTAAATAATTAACTAAATTTACCATTGGTATTACCATGAATCGGTAGTTGGGTGGTAAAGCTAAATATCTGTTGTCTATGTGAGGCAAGTCATTTAGGAGCTTTAGTGCGGCATGAAAGCCTTGTGCATCAGGGGGTGTGGAGCATTGACCACATGAGTCGCAAATAAGAACGACATTTTAAGTCTAATAATTGATAGTTGTAATGTTTTAAGTCATTGATTTATATAGGTACACTGGATAAAAGATTACTAGAACTTACCAGAAGTTTGGTAATTACCACGGAAGATTACCACGATATTAGCAAAGAGATAAAACATCTTGTGGTGGTGCCTTGGGCGGGACTTGAACCCGCATAGCCATAAGCCGAGGGATTTTAAATCCCTTGTGTATACCAATTCCACCACCAAGGCTTTAGGGTGAACCTCCCCGAAGAGAGGGCGTGATTATACAGGATTATTCAAGGACTGATACAGCAGCAAGTAAGTTTTTAGGTGATAAATGGGCATATCGCATTGTCACAGAAATGGTCTTGTGACCCATCCACTCTTTTACCACCCCTACCCCCACGCCTCGCTGTATTAATCTACTAGCTGTGGTGTGTCGAAAGGTGTGCAAAACCATATCGTCATAGCCAAGGTGATACCTAACTCTGTTCCAATGTTTGCTAAGAGTTTCCATATTCTGAGGGAACAGCTTATTGCTTTTTACCGAAACAGAATTATGATTGAGTGTACGCCTTGCCATTATTTCTTTTACTCGTTGGGTCATAGGCACTGAGCGATCTAGTTGATTTTTAGTTCGCCACAAATTAATAACATCTGCTTGAACATCGACTGCCTCAACTCTACCAAGCTCACTTCTACGCATCCCAGTGTCGAGAAGAACAGTTATGGAATCCTTAAGGTCAGTCTGGCTCCACTGGTCAAGTGTGTGCATTATCTGTACCTCTTCTTCGGGACTGACAAAGCGCATACGACCCTGTGGTTCCTTCTGTCGATGTATCTTTGGCTTATGTCGCAATTGGATACATTCGTCTGCGTAGTTAAGCATTTTGCTTATTGTTGCAAGCTTACGATTAATAGTTGAGTTAGCATTATTGTCACGTTTTAAGTGGTGAATAAATTCATCAATAAGGACTGTACTGAGGTCATTAACATCTGTTTTAGCACCAAAGTAAGTATTAATTTCTTTCATCTTATGTCTGGCTTGAGAGGCACTTGCGGTGTCTTGCCAGAACATTCGGTAGGTCTTATCTAGCCATACAGATACACTCTGATCGTTGGCTGCTGTTGGACTGATATTGTCTAAGGGGTAGGTTACTGCAAATCCTTGTTTGATCTGTTCTTTCGCCTGTAGCTCCCAGATGTGTGCCAAGTTTTCAGTCAAAAAATTAGCTGCGTAATAGCGAGAACCATTCGACATAAACGCTGAAGAATAGGTGCCATTTTTCTTATTTGAAATAGACATAGGTATCTCCTAATTAAGTTGATAGTTGAGACAAGACGGACGCAAGCATACGCTCACCTTTAGGTGTGTAACGTACAATTTTTTCATTGCGCTTGAGTGGATTCTCGAAAGTCTCCACTAACATGGTGCCTCCTTTTAACTGTCGGTTATGCTCAGTGTGTGCCAGAATATTACGACTAGCACTTGAGCTAGATGTGCGTAACTTTTGCGCAACCATTCTTACAGTTGCAAAATCTTCCTCATTCTCTAAAACTTTGCAGTATAGAAAAGAGAGTAAAGTTTGAGTCGGCATATCGGGGTCTAATGTCCTAAATTGTTCAAGTACATTTATTAAATTCGTTAAAGTCTTACGCTGCTCTGGTGTAAGCCCATCTTCAATATTAATTGCTTGCATCTTGTGTCTCCGTTGGGCCTGTTGGCACCTGTGAATAATTTTTAATACCCGCGCCAAAGTTTAAATTACTGCTGGTAAAGTCAGGCCTGTTGTCAATATGGGTCGGGCTTGTATCTGACATACGATCAATGAACGTCATATAAATAGGCCATTCTGACTCTTCCATCCACGCCATATATTTGCATGGTAGACTATTGATTATGTCTGCTACTTTAG